AAGTTACATTTTAGAAGGAGAGTATTATGAGTACAACAGAACTAGCAAGGCTAGATAATTGTGAATTAGTGTACGGCACATATGAAGAAGTAGAAAATTATGCAGAAGAACAAGATACCTGCGTAGATAAGTACTTAAATCATGTAAATCCTAGCACAGTTCAGAAAGCATTTAAGTATATAGGCGATGGATTATGTGACCCATACTCTATTGCAAAACCTATATACAAGTTTGATGAAGAAGGCAAATACGAAGGACTAAGAGTATTCAAGGAGAAATTTTAATGAAAGCAGGAAAGATATGGGGACAGACGGAACTAATCCACGCTAATGGCGTACTAGAGTTCCATAGAGTAGAGTTTAAAGCAGGTTTTAAATGCTCAGAACATGAACACCAATTCAAATGGAACGGGTTCTTTGTAGAGAGTGGTAAAATGATTGTTAGATGTTGGCAAAACGACTATGACTTAGTTGATGAAACAATACTAGAGGCAGGAGACTTCACACAGGTCAAGCCTGGTGTAATTCATCAGTTCGAAGGATTAGAAGGTGGAGTTGCATTTGAACTTTATTGGGCAGAATTTAATCATAACGATATTAAAAGGAGAAGTGTTGGTGGAACTATTAAAGGATAGAATGACCTTTGTAGACTATACCTTTGTTCGTGAGGGCGAAGATATAATCTTTGATAAAGAATTAAGTATGGAATCAATGCGATTCTATGAAGGAAAGAGTTTCAAAGTGACGTTAGTTGATGGAGCTATATGCCTAAAATGGTATGAAGATTGGGACGGAATGCCCGATATAAACGAGGTAGACTGGATGCAGACAGGCGGTAGTATCCCCGAGATAGACTGGAAGAAAGAATCCAAAGAATTGATGGATGAACAAGATGAAATATATGAAAAACAACAACCCGGTAGCAAAGTATAGCAGAAATAAAGCTGGGGCAGGCGCTCATAAGTCAAAAAAGGACTATGACAGGAAACAAGGACAAATAGATATGGGAAGTATGGAAGTTGAGATAGAGAGTTGGGCTAATAAGATTGATAGAATGATCTTACTAGAACAGATGCAGAAAGTAACCAATAGCGTCTCTAGATGGCAAGAGTTAGAAGAAGATATAATTACTATACGCGAGGAGTTAGAGGAATGGCAGACAACAGAGTAAGTAGAGAAACTGCTGAACTTATACCAATGCCACCTAATACGTGGTATATCCGCAAGATAAACTGGTTACTAGAACAAGACAAGGTAAAGGAGAATATTAAATCCGTCCCCTTGAATGAACCTTTAATGGATTCATTACTATCACATGGCATGAAAGCGCCTATTCTAACGATGCCTAACTGGTATCCAATCGCTGGTTCTCAACGACTGAGAGCATACGCAGAGATTGTAAAAGACTTTCCAGAATTAGGAGAACAGGAGATACGAGTCTGTCGTATAGATAAAGAATACTGGTTAGTATGGTATCTATGGGGAGACAAAGATTTTAGAGATAAAGCAGTTGCAATCTATTTTCAGATGGTCGAGCTAGTATGGAAGTCCATTTACTATGAAGATTCGGTCGACCCGAGTGGTGTCAAGATGACAGAATTTGAAAAATTGGGGGACGAACTAGAGTGGAAACATAAGTCTGTCCTTGGAAAAGAAAGAATTAAATCTATGGAAAAGAAAAATAATACTTGACACAAGGTCAAAATTACTGTATAATATACTTATAAATGATAGCAATAGACTTATTACAAGAAAAACAAATGCCGTTTACTGTCAAAGGACAGGACGCACTAATAGCATGCCTAAATCCTGAGCATGATGACAGTAACCCAAGCCTTAGAGTAGACAAAGTAACAGGAATATTCCATTGCTTTGCCTGTGGTTACAAAGGTAACTTATTTACTTACTTCGGTGCACCAGAGAGTCCATTAGAAGTAAGGTTACACAGAATTAAAGAAAAGATTGCCAAAGCACGTTCTGAAACAGTCGGTATTCAACTCCCAGAAGACCGCATTGATTGGAAAGGTGGTCCGTACCGCAATATCTCTGAGAAAACTCTCAAGATATGGCAAGCTTTCACTTGGAATGTTCCAAAGTTTGAAGGCAGGATCATCTTCCCGATTCGTGATTTAACAGGACGGACAGTAGCATTACTAGGAAGAAGTATTGCAGGCACGATGAATGGACAAGACAAGTATTATATCTACCCACACGGGGTAAAGATGCCATTCACGCCAGCCAAGGTTAAAACAATATCTAATAGAGTTATATTAGTAGAAGGAATTTTTGATTGTCTCAATCTATGGGACAACGGCTTAAAGAATACAGTTTGCTGTTTCGGGACACAGCAAATGGATTGGTACAAGTTATCTCTGCTCAAACTACAAGGAGTGCAGGGAATAGATATTATATTTGACGGTGATGACGCAGGTCAGAAAGCCGCAGAACGAATTAAAACAATAGCACTAGAGATGGAAATAGCAGTGCAAACAATTAAATTAAAAGATGGGCAAGACCCTGGCTCATTCACGCCAGCTCAAGTTCACAGACTAAAAGAAAAATTATATGGATAGTGAACAGTTACAGAAAGCAATCTTCGCACTACATACTCGTAGATTCGGCACAGTTGCCGAGATTATGATTAAAAAGATTATAAGAGCAGATACAAGTTCACAGCTTAGTTACGACTTATTCGATACTGACACTTCATCTAGGATAGAGTGTAAATTTTCACGAGTACAGAAGAAAGCAGAGTTAAAGATAACGGACAGTAACTTGTTCAAAGCTCTACAATGCGAAGCCAATCGCGATATTATGTATCACCAATGGCAAGACTATGAATGGGATTGTAATATCCAGCAAGTCAAAAAACAAGAATTTGATGTACTCTTTTACGGAGTATTCTTTAAAGATATGGTGTTAATCTTTAGAGTGGATAGTGAGGGTATCTGCAAAGATATGAACTATTCAAATAAACAACACAGGGGTAATCTAGGCGAAGGACAGTTCCATTTAAACCGAACTACTTTCAAGTACCATTTAGATTATCATTTATTTAAAACCCTAACTTATGGAGAATTATTAGAATGGCTAAAATAGCACTTATAGAGACTAAACCAACAAGTACAAACTTCGATAAATACTTTGAGTTTGAATTTGACCGTTTTGCTTTATGTTCTGATAGTTCAGTTCAAAAAGTACTAAAGAAAGATGTAGACTTAGATATTAACCCAGACGATTATGACTGGCTTATCTTAGTTGGTGCGGAAGCATTTAAACAGTTTACTAGAAAAACTTCAGTAACAGAATATAATGGAAAGATAATAGATGAGAAGTTCTTAGCTCTCATGAATCCAGCAATTATAAAATTTAAACCCGAGGCGAAGAAAGCATTCGAGGAAGCTATAGAAAGCATCAGCGGATACGTAGACGGCTCACTAAAAATAGAGAAACTATCAGAAGATAAATGTTATGGCATACAAGATAAAGAAACAGCGATTAAATTCGTACAAGCGGCGATTGACCACCCACTCCCATATATTGCACTCGATTCCGAGACCTCTGCTTTATATTGTAGGGACGGTTATATGCTTGGATTTTCTATGTCTTATGAGCCTGATCACGGTATATATTGTGATTGCGACGTAATTGATGAAGAAGTCGAAGCAAAAATGCAGGAACTCTTCAACAAGAAAGTTGTAGTATTTCACAACGCGAAGTTCGATTTACAATGGTTTATTTACCATTTTAATTTCGAGTTTCCACACTTCGAAGATACAATGCTTATGCATTATATGTTCGACGAGAACCCTGGCACACACGGTCTCAAACAACTAGCGATGAAGCATACTCCTTATGGAGATTATGAGAAGCCGTTAGAAGATTGGGGCGCTGAGTACAGGCGTAAACATGGCATACTAAAAGAATCTTTTAGTTATGACCTAATACCTTTTGATGTAATGAAAGATTATGCAGCGATGGACGCAGTTGTAACCTTTGCACTATATCAGAAGATGAAGCCAGCAATCGAGAAGAACAAGAGACTCTTATGGGTCTATGAGAATATTCTTTTAGAGGGCTGTAACTTTTTAAGGCAAGTTGAGAGCAATGGTGTTCCTTTCGACTCAGAGCGACTAACGTTTGCTCAGGGTTTAATGCAGGAAGATATAGCAAAAGCAGTTGCAGAGCTATACGAATTTCCTGAAGTGAGACAGTTTGAGAAAGCACAGGGTAAAGACTTTAACCCGAATTCCACAGTTCAACTTCGTTCCCTTTTATTCGATTTTATCAATCTAACCCCAACGGGTAAGAAAACTGGTACTGGCGCCCACAGCACAGATGCGGAAGTCTTAGGACAACTCGCTGAAGAGCACGCAGTACCTAAACATATCTTAGAGATACGTCAGAAGAACAAGATTAAGACTACTTATCTTGACAAGATTATACCAAATCTTGATATGGACAGTAGGCTACGTACAGGTTTTAACTTGCACGGAACTACTTCTGGTAGGCTCTCTTCTAGTGGTAAATTGAATATGCAACAGCTTCCGAGGGATAACCCCACGGTCAAAGGCTGTATATTAGCAAATGAAGGGCATAAAATCGTCTCTATGGACTTAACAACGGCAGAGGTGTATGTTGCCGCTGTTTTGGCGAAAGACGCAGGACTGCAAAATGTATTCAAGAGTGGAGGCAACTTCCATTCTAGTATTGCAAAGCAAGTCTTTAAACTACCATGTGAAGTTGAGGATGTCGATGAATTATACAAAGACAAACGTCAACAAGCAAAAGCCGTCACCTTTGGTATAATGTATGGTGCAGGCCCAGCTAAAATCTCATGGCAAGTTTCGAAGGACTCTGGAACAGAGTTCTCAATGCATGATGCTCAAGAAGTTATCCGCGAATACTTCCAATCATTCCCTAATCTGAAGAAGTGGTTAGATGACTGCGGTACGTTTATTCGTGCTAATGCTTTTATCTACAGCGAATTCGGACGGAAGCGTAGGCTTCCCAATGCTCAAAGTAAGGACAAGGGCATTGCGTCTCACGAGGTAAGAAGTGGAATTAACTTTTTAGTACAATCTGTCGCATCGGACATAAACCTATTGGGTGCGATTGATATGCAACATTACATCAATAGAAAAGGGATGAAATCCAAGATATTCGGACTTGTGCATGATTCAATTCTAGCAGAAGTACCAGAAGATGAAATGGAAATCTATTGTACAAACCTGAAAACCTTCGTTCAAAAAGATCGAGGTTTTTCAATACCGAACTGTCCTGTAGGCTGTGACTTTGAAATAGGTAACGATTACAGTTTTGACAAATGGGATAAAGTATATAATAATGAAATATATAAAAACAACTGCTAATTGCATGTATCAAACGATTAGAGTTAACCGCCACAACTTCAACCTTGCTGGCAAAGACAACTTTGATGATGTCGCAACGTTAATTCTAGGAATATTCGTCTTTGGTACCATGTACATTAGTTTGATTCAACTATAGTAGGAAATTAGGAAAATAATATGTTAAGAGGAACACGTGTTGCAATAACAGGTCACACTAGTGGTATTGGTAAAGAAATTTACGAATACTGTAAATTTAATGGTGCAGACGTTCGTGGATACAGCCGCAAAACAGGGTATGATTTAAGATTAGGTGGTGATAATGTCATCAACGATATACTTAAGTTTGACGCTGATGTTGTGTTTAATCACGCATGGGCACCTCGTACACAGAATAAAATTCTCAAAATACTACATACACAATGGGAAAAGTATAATAATAAGGTTATTATTAACACAGGATCGGCTACTTGTTACTACTCTATAGGTTCAGATATCTATGAGAGTGACAAGGCAGAGTTGAGGGATTACTGTATAGCCGCAGCTAAAAGCTATCCTCATCAGAACAAGTGTAGAATACACAATGTTTCGATGGGGTGGACAAACTCTAAAATACTAGAGGGAGTGGAAGATGGAGAGTACTTTATCGACCCTTATGAAGCCGCGTTGATACTGGTCAATTTAGTTCAACCGCAAAATTACGTGGTATCAGAGATTGTCGTGAACGCTAAGTTCAAGTCAATGTCAGAGATGCAAGCGCTGCGAGACATTGCAGTTGCAAACGTAATTAAAGATTTAGGAGCATAATATGACAGAGATATTAGCAAGTATAGTCGAGAATCCAACGCTTAGGACAACTTCACAGATAACCGAAGCAATAGCGAAAGCAGACCCTCGAACTAATACTTACATGCCAGTTAGTGCAGGAATAGAGTCCACAGCGGCTCTAGTCTATGCAGCAAGAGACCCCGAATTGCACCCCTTCTGTGTGCACTGGTACGAACAACGCTACGGCTTGTTTGCGGACGCGATGGCGTTTTACACACAGAAACAAGCAGAATTCTTTAAGTTGCCATATGGTAATGATAAGAGTATGCTTTCGATGCTTCCTCATACTAGAGAGGTTCCGATCATTGTATCAGGACTAAGTGCTTTTATGACGGTAGTTTTAGGACAGCCTGGAGGAATTAAATTTAAATGGTTTATGATGGGTGCTAACGCAGAAGACGACATGCGTATGCGTTTACAATTTAGAGAGTACCGTAAAATTATGGCACTCTACTCCAGCGATGTTTTAGATGGTAGCGGTGTTGACTTAAAAGAAGTTAGACAAGTACCGCAAATACTAAATCCATTAGACTTTTTAACAAAATCAGAAATGTATGCTCTAATTATAAGAGAGTGTCCTGAGATGTTAGATATGGTATGGACGTGCTTTCAGCCAAAAGGTACATTAAAAGGTAAAGATGGCAAAATTACAGGGTATATCCCTTGCAATACTTGTTACAAGTGTGCAGAACTAGAACAAGCAAAGAAGACAGCAGCGGATGCTGTATTCAGGTATCAAGAGGGAATCAAATATTTTAGTACAATATTAAAGGATATGAAGTAATGAAACCTTTATTAGTAAGAAGTTTCATGTATCCTCACGAAACAAAAACCGTAAACAAGTACGTTGACTTGATGATAAACAACAAAAAAGTAGGACTATATAAGAACGATAGCGGTAACTACTGGCAACTAAATGGCGATCCATTAACAGACGCCATTGGTCTTGTATACCAAGAAACTGTCTCAGCAAAGGTACAGAAAGACCTTTCTCTAAGTTACACAATGCTTAGACGCTGGGAACAAGGCTGTTACGTGCCATGGCACAGAAACAGATGGGAGTGTGAGTATACTGTAGCTATACAGATTAGTGATAACCACTGGTCTCTAGGATTTACAGATAATGACTCAGATAATCCTCTAATAAATGGAGTTCAAAAAGAATCCACAATACTTACTCCGACAGAAGGAGATGCCGTGATATGGCAAGGCGCAGAGACATATCAAGGTAGACGCAAACTAAAAGATAGCGCCTGTACAACTTTAATGTTATACTTTGTAGAAAAAGAAAGTCACTTAGATTATAAGGACAATAGAACAGTTTACGGAGATAACTATAAAACATACCAACGACCTCATGGAGAGTGGAAAATTGAAACTTAATCCAAAACAAGTAGGATTTCACGACTATGGGAATGGCTATACAAAAACGTGCGTTCACTATGACTTAGTATCTAAAGAAGATTACCATACCATATGTTTGGAACGTGTTAACGCATTTGTAGTAGAAAATAAACGAATTATGAATCCAATCGATGAATTGGATAAAGACTGCTATTTCTTATGGATTAAGAAAAGTGGTAAAATGGTAGCTTGTGTGAGGGTTGTACCCCCGCATTTAGCATATACTTATAAAGACAGACAATATACAATATGGGATAAAGGTTGGATAACCGACTCCTATGTATCACTATTTCCTATTAAAGCGTGGGCAGATGCAAAAGCATATGTCTTTACGCCCGAGTGGGGAAAAAGGGTGGTTGGGGTAGACCATGCAATCATGGATATGTACCCACAAGGTCACCAATTTTTAAAGTTCTTTTCACAAGAACAGCCTGGAATTACCTTTCTAGGGAAGGAGATTGATGAGTATGGATATGATGGATATAAGTGGGTGTATGAACCGACACCCTTGGATCAAGCAAGACCGATAATAAGGAACTTTATTGAATCGCAACAACACAAACAGGATAAGGTCTAGACAAAGAAGCCAACGAAGAGTGTGGCTACTTAAACAGAGAAAAATGGAAGAGAGAGTCAATTCTCGGGAAGATTTATGCTTTCCGATTTATGTTATACATAGCGACAACACAGAGTTGTTAGACGGTATACTTTGGCTTGATGACCAAGTACTAGACGATAAGAACATGGATGGAGATACTCTCGGATTGAGAAGAATTCAAACCCCCATGAAAAGTATATACCCTCTAAGGTACATGATAGAAGATGAAATCGGACTCATGCGTCACAGGGGTAAAACATTTGTAGATAGTAATGGATGCGTTTTTGCATATGAAAAAACAGAAACCTGTAAAATACATTATCACAAAATAACAAAGAGAGAGAAGAAAACAGTTGCTACAATGTTGTGGCTCAAAGGTGTTCCCTTCTCGTTCGCAGAAAAGAGTCCTCCACCTATAGAAATTACTTGGGCAGGAGTATTATACCGTGGCGGATTCCCTTGGAAAATATGGGACTTCGCTGATGAAAAGAAGAAATCTACTTGGAGAAAAGTATGAGCCAGAAGTGGCATGGTGGCAAGGGCGACAAAAGAAGAAAAGGTGAAGATAGACAAGCATATTCCGATAATTGGGATAAGATATTTAGGAGAAAAATGGAAGTAGTAATTTATGGAAAAGATAACTGTCCTTACTGTGATATGGCTCAAAAGCTATGCGCACAGAAAGGCGTTGAATTTGAATACAAGAAGCTCGGCAGAGACTTTGATGCGCTAGAGATGGCAACAGAGTTTCCAAATGCGAGAACATTCCCTCAGATTATATTTAAGGGAGAGAAAATTGGTGGATACACCGAACTGGAGAAACAATGGACGTAGATAAATGTATGGAATGGATGAGCAAAGGGATTGTATTACTAGAGTATATTAGTTTAAACTCTGGCGATACAAAGATAAGAGAAATGACACTATGCCCTGTGTTTATACCAAAGAAGAATCAGATATTTACTGAAAACTTTAAAAGACATGACCAAAACGATAAAATAATTTGTTATGATATTGAATTCCAGAAGTGGGACGATATTAGTAAAGATTCTATGGTTAATTGGAAAAAACTGACGCCAGGAATGTAATATGTGTGGATTCGTAGGCACTACTAATAAACCACTTTGTAAGACCATGTTACAGAAACAAGAGCATAGAGGACCTGATGCTCTTTCTTTTTGGTCGGACGATAAGATCGCTCTTGGTCATGCGTTGCTTGATATAACGGGGAGTAAACAAACTCAACCTGTTATCACGCCTAAAGGAAATGTACTTCTGTTCAATGGAGAGATGTACGATAGTAGAGAAACGAACGATACTGTATGGTTAGGCAAAATGATTGACAAGTACGGATGTTCAGTACTAGAATGGTCAGATTGGCACGGTAGTATTGCAATTTACATGCCAGCACACAATACACTTTCTCTTTTTCGTGACCAGTTCGGAACAAAGCCTTTATGGTGGGGCTGGGATGGAGAGACTTTTCAGTTTAGTACAAGTTGTAAATCTTTCTTACACAAAGAATTAGTTGTAAATGAAAGAAAATTTGGTTCTATGGGAGACGAATGTATTTGGAAAGGTTTCCACAAGGTAGAGCCAGGTGGGTACTTAGAATTTGATATGAGTAACAACTTTAAGCTTACTCGTAGAAACTTATGGAATTGGCTTACTTTTCGTAAGAAGCCCTTTGATAAAGAAGAATTTATTGAAAAAACTAAAGAGTCAATCCTCAAAGTAGCAAACTATGGGAACTCTAGTAACAAACATGCTATATTTCTGAGTGGCGGGTTCGACAGCACACTAATAGCTTCTATATGCCGTGAGAGTACTAAAGACATTACTCTTTTCACTTGTGGTTACAGTAACGAAAAGGGCAATAGTCATGAACACATGGGATTTCAAGAAGAATCTCGTATGGCTAAGAAGACTGCCGAATTGTTCGGTAGAGAGCTGGTTCATGTAGACTTGGGTAGAGATGAGAGAATTTCACTCGGCAAGACATGGTTAGCGGGAACTCATTACGCATGGTCTGACCACAATAGACAAGCACCAAGATATAAATTAGCCCAAGCTGCTGCGGAACACGGCTGTAAAGTAGTGTTAACAGGAGACAGCGGAGACGAGCTATTCACAGGGTATATGCATCACGACAAAAGATTTGATGAAGATTATTGCCTGGCTATGATGGAACAGTACAGAAAAGAACGCTGGTTCCCTGATCAAGTATTCAACTTCTCAGACCCACAAGCAAACAGCTTCTTTATAGACTTACTCACAACATCAGAGCAGAATATTCTAGCTACTGACCAAACTTGTGGACTATTCGGCATGGAGTCTAGAATTCCTTTCTTGACTCAGAGATACGTACAGTATGTACTGACTATTCCCACATCAACAAGATTTAAACAAATTCAGCCTTACCAGCCCGGTACTACAAAGTATTTAATGAGGGAAGTAATGAAAGATTACTTACCACAGCATGTAATAGAAAGAAAGCAAAAAACAGGTTGGAGCTCCCCATGGGACAATAACCACCCCCAACAATCAAGGCGTTGGAGAGATGAAGATTTAGAATTATTAAAAAGGCTAGGGGCATGAAGGCAGTAATAAGTAATAGAATACAGTTGCAAGGCGATAGTAAATTCCTCGGTGAACTTGAAAGAGAACTCACCTATACTTTACCTCCTCGTATGCCTCAAGATCCGCCTATGATAATAAAAACAATACGCCCCTTAAAACAAGGTTTGGTTTCCATACCTGTAGGGCGAATTGACTTGATACCAGAGGACTACGAGATTATCGACAAACGCGTACAAGCGCCGATGGTGTTTCCCGAATTTAAGTTCGAATTACGTGCGTCCCAGCAGAAGGTTTGGGACGAGGTGGAAGACAACAGTATAATTAACGCTTGGGTAAGTTGGGGAAAGACTTTTACAGGTTTGGCAATAGCTGCTAAGCTTGGACAGAAAACCCTTGTTGTTACCCATACTACCAACCTGCGTAACCAGTGGGAAAAAGAGGTGAAGAAGTGCTTTGGAATCAACCCAGGCAGAATCGGGTCAGGAGTCTTCGACGTTGACTCCCCAATAGTAGTGGGAAACATACAGAGTTTATACCGAAGAATAGACGAGATAAAACATATATTCGGAACAGTTATTTTAGACGAGATGCACCACGTTTCATCTCCCACATTTACGCGAATAGTAGATGAAATGCCTTCGAGATTCAAGATAGGACTTACAGGTACACTAGAAAGAAAAGACGGACGTCATGTAGTCTTTAGAGATTACTTTGGGAATAACGTACACAAGCCACCCAAAGAAAACTATATGATACCAGAGATAGATGTCATTAAATCGGATATACGATTCCTAGATGGATCGTTTACTCCATGGGCTGAAAGAATTAACCACTTAACTAACAACGAAGAATACATACATAGTGTTGCAATGATTGCAGCTAAGTATGCAGCCGATGGTCATAAGGTACTAGTAGTATCTGACCGAGTTAAGTTCTTAAAGATATGTCAGTCGCTAGTAGGAGAAAATTCAGTTTGCATAACAGGAGAGATGGATTTTCAAGAAAGAGATGATACAATGAAAAGAATAGGCGGTGACAGGAATATATTATTCGGAACACAGTCTATATTCTCAGAAGGTATTAGTTTAGACCCTCTAAGTTGTTTAGTACTAGCTACACCAGTTAATAACGAACCCCTCCTTACACAGTTAATCGGTAGGGTAATTCGTAAACGGGAAGGAAAAATCCAACCCAAAATAGTAGATATCCATTTGCTCGGCAAGACCGCTGGAAGACAGGCGAATGCACGAATGGGATATTATGTGAAACAAGATTACAAGATTAACATTAAGTAACCTTGAACTTTATTTGGATTAAATACATGGAAAAAATAGTTCTTGACAAATACTCTGAAAATTGGTATAATATATGATATATTTTGACTGGAAGAAGATTTTAGAAACGACTCACGGCAATGTTGGTGATATCATTCAAGTGCTTAGAATCATTACTTTAAAGAAGATTCCAAAAAATTATTATGATAAGACCTTTAGGTTTTATGAGAAAAGCTTTCACGGTAGTAGCTTTCTGGTTAATCCAGTTGCTCTACTTGAAAAAGGGCGTGCCTTTAGCGATAAAGAGGTTGCGGAGTATGTAGGTGTTGCTTCATTCCGTAATTATTACGAGTACGCAAAAACAAAAGACACCACACTAGACCTTCTTTACTGTAAAGTAAATGAGGACATTATAAACCAAAACAGACTGCTCGAACTAAGAGATGGTATTATCCACTTCAAGTACGAGGAGACATTATAGGAGATTATTATGGCTATTGGCTTTAATACAACGAAGGGCTCAGCCCAAAAGACCAAAATTGAGACTTACAACTTTGGCAACAAGGAAGATCATCACATACGACTAGTAGGTGACTTACTTCCAAGATACGTTTATTGGATCAAAGGCGAAAACGCTAAGAACATTCCCATGGAGTGTTTGTCTTTCGACAGAAATTCAGAAACGTTTAACAATATCGAGCATGACCATGTTCGAGATTACTTCCCAGACCTAAAATGCGGTTGGGCTTATGCAGTCCAAGGTATCGACTACTCTGATAAAAGTATCAAAGTGGTTAATCTAAAAAGGAAACTTTTTGACCAAATCTTAGTAGCAATGGAAGAGCTAGGAAATCCTACAGACCAGACGACTGGTTGGGATATTTTCTTCAAGAGATTGAAGACTGGACCACAAGTGTTTAATGTTGAATATCAACTAGCAATGCTTAAGTGCAAACCAAGAGCTTTAGAAGATTGGGAACAAGAATTAGTCGCA